CCAGCCTTCCCCGCCATACTCGATAAAGTCGTGAAACATTTGTGAAACCAGACCCACGGTGGGTACGATAACCAGAACCTTTTTGTCTTCGGGTGTGAGGTTCATAAAATGTCTCATAAGTGTATAAATTATTAGCGATTTGCCCGAACCAGTGGGTGAAAGCAGCAAACATCGCTCGGTATTCATGCCATGCAGGATGGCTTCTTTCTGGTGGTCATGTGGTTTTACAGGCTTCCCACCCAACTGAATG